TTAAATTCTTCTAAGTCAAAAAATTGTGTTTCTTTATTATAATAACCATAAAATTTATTTAAATATTCTTGAAATTCAGGGGGGAAGAACAAAACACTATTTGCAGGATTTAAAAAATATGTCATATTAAAGGCAATTTGAAATCCCTTGTTTGTTATTCCAGTTATTTTTACATAATCTGATGGCAATTGCTGCAAGCAAATATTATCTTCACCTCTATCTGTTCTCAAATACCAAAAGGATTTTCCGTATAATACAGTTAATAAAGTTGTTTTTCTAAAAGTTCTTTCTGGGTCAAAATTTCTTAAAAAATTTGAAATTCTATTATATTCTTTAATAAGTTTTGATTTGCTTTTAATTTCAGATATATTTACATATGTCCTATAAGTTAATATATCAGCATACAAATGAACTTGTTTATAAATTGGCGTAAGTGTATTATAAACATAACGAGATAAAGCTCTTAAATCCATTTCATAGTTTTGTGGATTTGCAATCATTTCTTCAACTTTTGCTTTATCATATTTTGATGGATAAGTATTAAGTCTTTTTAATCTCTCATTCATCATAATAGCATTTCCAAGATATGCTTCACTCGTACCATTCATATTTAACGGAAATCTATTCAAATATCTTTGCTGAAAATTATCATTTGGTCTATATTGCCTGATTTGAGAAAACAATGATGCCCATTGTTTTTGTGATTCAGATAAAACCGTTTTTTCATTTTCTTTTATTTCTTTTTTTCCAGAAGTTTTGTTCACTTACCCTCCTTTCTTTATAATATGATAAAAACAAATAAATATTAAAAACCATTAAATGTACTTCCAAATAAGTTTGTTTTTTTTGCACCATTTGAAGCACCAAATATAAAATTACTATAATTAAAATTATTTGCGCTTTTATTTAATTTTGCACGATTAATTTCAGATAATCTTAACGCAATTAATGCACAAACATAAGCACGGTCATCAAAATTTCTTCCTTTTAAATCTGGATTTAAATCATATGTGTATCCATTACTAGTGTCTTTTCTATAAATATTGACAAGTTCAGATTTCATGAGTTCAATATTGATAAGAGCTAGGGCTTCATCTGTTGAAATTGCTTTTTCGACTGTTCTATCTTTACCTTTTACTTTTTCAACTATAGTAATAGTTGAATCTCCTTTTTTAAATTCTTCTGTAAAAGTAATTCTACCTTGAGCAAGCAATTCTCGCAAATTGTCAAAAGCAATTCTTTTCATTTTTGTTGGTTCTACAAGTCTTAGTTTATGTATTGCTTGTGGAAAACGAGATACATAATCACTACTAATAATTGGGTCAATCAAACCCCTATGTTCTATGCCATCTTCTCCAATCCAATTTTCCATAAAAAGGTCTGCAATAATTGTACCGCCACCGCCCGGACCAGCATCAATACATAAACTATCTATGTTTTCATAATCAGGAATATTCCATCCATTATAATTTAAAAGCATATTTTTTATAGCTTGCACTTGATCTGGCGTTGTTTCTGGTTTTTTCTTTTTTACTCTTGTATCAATTAATGAAATACAATTGCATATTTCGGCTTTAAATCCACCATTTGGATGTTCTTTTAATTCAGCAATAGCTACAATTGAATTATCGTATGTTCTTGCTGGGTCATAAGCAAAAATAAATCTTTTATCTCCATCTTTATTAAAAAGAATTGGTGCTCTTTGTTCTGAGTTTTTTATTAATAAAGACCTTCTAAATACTTGATTAATACCACCATCTGAATCAAATTTATTATAGTATTCTCTATTTGCTTTAGCTGGTTCTTTTTGCAAATCTCTTTTGACATCTTCTCTTTTAATTAGTGAAACAGGATATACTTTTCCATTCATTGTCGCATCGAATAACATGTCTGCATCAATGTTTGCAACAAAATATCTGCTATCTCCACCCATCATCCTAAGAAAATAATCACGATATTGAGAATAAAAATAACTATCAACATCACCAGCGGAACTTGCAAATATTCTTTGATTTCCCGGCGGGTCTGGTCTTTCTTCCAAGTTTACACCTGTTACAAAAGTTGAATCTTGTAGCAAAAAAGGTTCTGTCGCATTAAATAATTCTTGCGTGATAAACGCCGACTCATCATAAATGTTTAAAGTTGAACGATGCCCACGAGCATTATCAGGAATTCCATTTAATGTATGAATAGAACTCCCGTTTGGAAAAGTCCATTCATAAGATTGATCATCATGAAGAATTTTATCGCTTTCATCAAAGATAAAATCGGTTAAATTTGGAAAAGATGATAAATTTTTTTTAGCCATTTTTTCCATTTTAGAATATAACTCTTTAGATTGAGCACCAGTTCTTGAAATAAGCCAAGCTGCCGTATCTGGAAATAATATACATCTTGTTAAAGTATAAAAAGATAAACAAGTTGTCTTTGAACCATTTCGACACATTAACCATAAAGAATTATCAGCAACCCATGTTTTAGAAATCAAATATTTTTGATAATCTAATAGCTCGACATTATAAAAAGTTTCTATAAAACGAATGGGATATTTTCTGCCCCAAACAAGAAGTTTTATATATTGTTCATAATGGTCTTGTTTTCGTTGAGATAAACCATAAAAAGATTTAGATTCAATTATCTTCTTCATTTTTATCATTCTCACTTATAGCTCTTAAGCGTTCTTCAAGTTTATTTATTCTTTTTGTTTTAGCCCTATTTTTTTCTTTCATTTTTAATAAATCATTTTCAAGTTCAGATATTCTATCTCTTTGATTAGCTAAAACATTAATATAATCATTTTCTTCAATATTTAATTGAGAAATCATATTTCCAAAACTTTGTTTTTCTACTTCTGCCATAGCTTTAGAAGTTTTTATGTCAAAAACATTTGATTTTACATCATCTAAATCTTCATATTCCATCAATTTTCTTACAATATAGGTAAATTTTTTAGTTTTATCTCCTTTATTTTGTGCTGTTTTCAAACTGATTTGATTATCCGCAGCAATACGATTGATGGTGTTCTGGATATCTTTTTTTGTGTCATTTAATGTTTTAATTTGTTTTGCGTTTGCAAATAAATTTTCTGAATCAGATGTTTGTATAAGCATTTCTTCATTTATTTTATCTAATAAATAAAAGTTTTTTATTATTTCTATATAAATATTTAATAAAAATCTCGGTGGGTCAACATCTTCATCTAAAAAATCAAGTAAAGATGCATAAAGTTCGGCAGCATCTTCTTGTGGATAATTTTCAAAAGGATCTGCTCCTACAATTCTAATAACATCTTCTCGATTTCTTTTTTTTGTCTCATCTGTCTTTTTTATTTGATGTAAGTTTTCTTCTTGTTTATCAATATTTTGACGATATTGTTCATAATCATTTTGAGAAATTATAGTATCTTTTATAAAAAATGTATCACCTTCAGAATATGAATCTCCTATATCATAAATAGATTTATATATTGAAATTTTTTCAAAATAAGCTTCTATTAAAGATTTTTTATCATCATCTTCCTCTAATTCCTTACATGAATTATAAATACGTTCATCAAAAGGAATGTTTAATATTTGACAAATATTAACAATAGCAATTTTTTCATTTTTAAATATTTTAATTGCTTCATCATAAAGTTCATTAATACATTTTTTACAATAAATCGTTTTTTTTGATGTTTTATTTGTTTTATTATAAGATGGATAAAAGGCGTTTTTTGACGTTTCTCCACATCTTGGGCAAGCAAAAATTATTATTTTTTCATCAATTTCTTTTATGTTGCCCTTTTCTTGTATTTTTTGAGAAAGAGCGTCTATTTCGGATTGAATTGATTCGGCGTTTTCGATACCTTTTTCTTTTTTCGTAATGACCATTCCTTTTGGTCTTCCCATAATTATAGACTCCTTTCTTTATTAAATAAAAAAAGGAGCAGGTATCAAACAAACTCCTTTTTTCCTCTTTTATTCTTTATTATTTATTATTTTTTTTAATTTTTTTGTTGGTTTAAAAAATATTTTTTTTACATTACCAATAAAACCTATGTTTGGATTATTTATATATCTTTCTTTCGTATAAAATTTTCCAAAATCAGGGATAGGTATTTCATAACCTTCTTGTAAAGCAGAAGCTATTCCATAAAAAATATGGTTAAAATAATATGAAATTTCCTCTTCTTCTTCATATGTTTTATCTGATATATATTGAATAAGTTTCTTCTTATTCAACTTCATAGGTTTTAATTCTTTTTTATTTTTTTCCTTTTTTTCTATTAATGCCATAATTTTATTTCTTTTTATCAAAATTTTTTAAACGTTTTTTTAAATTTCTCGAAAAATAAAAACGAGGAACTCTTCTTTTTGGATAATGGTATATGTCATTATTTCTTGGGTCTTTTATATTACTTTCTTCAAGATAATCCGTAAAAAATACTCCAAAATCTTGAATAACAATATAATTTTTATCAAGTAGCATCTCTTCAATTATTTGGAATACTTCATTAATTATCATTTTTATTTCAGGAGTATTAATCCCATTAAATCTTTTTGATGCTTGTTTTGCAATATCTGTTACGGTTTGTTTTATAAGAACATATTCTTCATCTTTTTTCATAAT